GTGCGCGGCAGCGCAGCGTTTCGCTATTTATGAAAATTCTGTAGCGCAGGTTGTACAGTACAATTATCAAACTCCAACAATATTGCAGAGCCGATGCCGAGAAAGCCATCTAAGCCCGAGAAACATTGGCTAAATCGCAAAGATATGGCGGCATCCTTGAGCATATCCGGCGCAGCTTTTGATAAATGGAAAGTACAACCGGTCGCCAGAATTGGCCGCGAGGCATTTTTCACGGTTGCCGATGTTGTAGAAAACAGGGTCAGCCACAAGTTAGAGCAAGCAGAATCTAAAAATCAGATATCTGCACAAGATGACGACGATGAATTAAACCCGCTAAGAGAGCGTGTTTTGCTAGATCGAGAAAAGCGCATCGGGCAAGAGTTGAGCAACGATAAAGAGAAAGGCAATTTGTTTCCGATCTCGGCTGGCTCTTTTGTGATGGCTCGGGTTGGCGCTGAAATGTCGGCGGTGCTGGATTCGCTAACGTCAAAAATCAAGAGGGTGATGCCTAAGATGACAGCGACCCAGATGAACGAGGTTAGGAAAGAAATTGCCAAAGCCAAGAATTCATGCGCTGACATACCAGGTCGACTCGATGAGTTCATTGAGGAGCATTACGCCTCTACAGAGAAATAATCTCAAAGAGGCATTAAAAAAAGCACTACATTCGACGCTAAGAACGCCGGAACCGATGACGGTCTCCGAGTGGGCTGACAAGAATTTTTATCTTTCTGCTGAGTCGGCCTACATCGAGGGCGATTGGCAAACAATGCCGTATCAAGTTGCACCGCTAAACGCGATGGGCAACGACGATATAAGAGTGGTAAACATGGTGAAGTCGGCGCGAGTCGGCTATACCAAAATGGTTTTGGCTTTTATCGCTTATTCGATAGAACACAAGAAACGCAACGGTATGGTGTGGCAACCGTCCGACGATGCTCGCGACGACTTCACAAAGCAACATGTGGATCCAATGATCCGCGATGTGAAGTGCTTGCGAACTTTGTTTCCGCACGTTGACAAAAAGAGCAAGTACAACACTCTCGACTACAAGCTGTTTAGAAACAGCAGACAGTTATTTTTAAAAGGTGGCAAGTCAGGCAAGAACTACCGCGAGAAATCTGTCGACTTTGGTATATACGACGAGCTCTCAAGCTTTGATGCTGATATCGATCGAGAAGGTGACGCGGTAACACTCGGCGATGTTCGCATGGCCGGCGCAGCTTTCCCCAAATCAATAAGAGGATCAACACCGAAAGAGTCAGGTACTTGCCAGATCAGCAAGGCGGCATCAGATGCAGATGAGGAGTTCGAGCGTCACTATCCGTGTCCACATTGTAACGAACGTCAAATTTTAAGATGGGGTGGCCCGGACGCAAATTTCGGAATCAAGTACGTTAATGATGATCCCGACACGGCGGCTTATCTCTGCGAGCACTGCAGCTCTCTGATCGATAATGACGCGATGCCCGAAATGGATCGCAACGCCATATGGATATCAACCAATGGTATGACGACGGTCGACGGAATTGTTTTTTATGGCGAGGACGGCAGACAAGTACCGGCACCGGAATCGATCACCTTTAAAATGTGGGCGGCCTTTTGTGCTCCCGGCGGTAAGAACTGGCGACAGATAGTCGACGGTTTTATCAAAGCCAAAAAAGATCCGATTAAGTTGAAAGCTTGGGTAAATACAAGCCTCGGCGAAGTCTGGGAAGAAGAATCTGATAAGGCAAACCCTCACAGTTTATATATGCGTCGAGAGCACTATCCACAAGGCAAAGTACCTATGGCCTGTGGGCTGTTGTTGTTCGGTGCAGATACGCAGGACGATCGAATCGAGGTAAGCATTTGGGGCTTTGGCATCGATCGCGAATCGTGGCTAATCGAGCATGAGATTTTTTACGGTGATCCGGGTCGGCCGGAGCTATGGAACCAGGTTGAAAACTACTTATCTCTAAGTACTTGGGAGCATGAATCTGGAGTCGCGATGCGAGTCAGGGGCGGCGGTTTAGATACCGGCGGTCACTTTACCAGCATGGCATACAAGTTTTGCCGCAAGAACATGGACAAAAGGTTTCTCGCTTTAAAGGGATCGAGTCAGCAGCACGCGCCACTAACTAGCAGACCTAGCCGGTCAAACTCGGAGCGAGTGAGGCTGTTTTCAATTGGTACGGCAGAGGCAAAAGATCTCATATACGGATGCTTGAAAATTCAAGAGCCTGGGCCCGGATACGTTCATTTTCCTGTCTCGGTGGAATCAGAAACCAACTCGGCCGACGAGGAGTACTTCAACCAGTTAACAGGTGAAAAGAAAGTTACCGAGTTTAAGTCAGGACGGCCAGTTAAAAAATACAAGGCCACGAGGCCCAGAGTCGAGGCGTTAGATTGTTATGTATACGCACACGCCGCATACGAGATATTGAAATTTAATGTTGCTGCTTTGCTTCGGGATCTAACACCGGGCCCGGACGGTGGCCCACCGAGCAAGCCAGACAAAAAACGAAAGAAGACAGCCATACCTCGTCGCGACGGTGGTGGCTGGATGAATCGTTACAAATAACACGAGGTAACAATGCCAGCAACAATCACACTCGAGACAGTACAAGCAGAGCTCAAGCTTTGGCTCGCCGCTCGATCGGCTGCTACTACAGGTCAATCGGTTTCTGTAAATGGCCGCTCTTTGTCGACTCAGGATCTACCGGAAATGACAAAAATGATTAACCAATTGTCGCGGCAAGAGGCGGAGTTTTTGCGCATGAAACAACAGCGGAATAAAAAGCGCCGGCTCGGATCACTCGGGAGGATGGTGAATTAATGACAACTTACTCGAAATTTTTGGCGGGTGTATTTCCTGATTACGCGATGAAGCGCGTCAGGGCTTTGCGAGTTACGGCAGCATATGAGAGCGCGAAACCAAGCCGCAACAACAACATCAAACGAGAGGCCCGAGGCGCGAATGATTCCTCGAGAGAGTCGGCGGTATCACTTCGCGAGGCAGCTCGCTATCAAGAAGAAAACAACGACATTGCAAAAGGTGCGCTCGATATCCTCGTCAATCGCACAGTCGGCATGGGCATCATTCCTGAGTTTATGGTCGAGAAGCAAAACGGCGATTTATATGAAGAGATCAACGAGCAGCTATCAGAATTATATGATGATTGGTGCCGGCGCTCCGAGGTTACTTGGCGAGACGACGAAAGGTCAGCGCAGCGACTAGCAGCTCGAACATTCTTTCGGGATGGTGAAGTTTTTGCACAGCATTTGCTCGGCAACACTCGAGGCTTAACTCACGGATCAAAAGTGCCGTACAGCTATGAGCTAATGGAGCCCGATATGCTGCCGATGCACAATCATAACGAGTCGAAAAATATACACTCGTCGATCGAAATGAATGGCTGGGGTCGCGCCACCAAATACCATGTTTTAAAGACTCGCCCAGAAAGCCACGCAATGACGAGCAGAATCATACGCACGTCTGATGAAACGAGACCAATCCTAGCTAGTAGGATGAGCCATATCTCAATCCGCAGACGCATTCGCCAGGTGCGCGGCGTTTCGGTTTTTGCGGTGGTTTTAAAGAGGCTCGCAGACATTGACGAAATCGACGAGACAGAACGTGTCGCAGCAAGAATCGCCGCGGCGATGGCTTTGGTCATTACTAAAGGTGATCCGACCCTATACCAGCCGCCGGGATCTGATGACGAGGACGAGGCTCGAGAAATCGAGATTAATCCAGGAACAATTATTGATGATTTGATGCCCGGTGAAGATGTGAAATCTTTCGCATCTAACCGACCAAACAATCAACTAATCCCCTTTAAGAGCTCGCAGTTTAAAGCCGCTGCCGCCGGTCTTGGTGTCGGCGCGAGTTCAATGAGCAAAGATTATAACGGCAACTATTCCTCGCAGCGCCAAGAGCTCGTCGAGCAGCACGATCACTATGGTGTTGTATGGCAGTACATCGTCGAAAGATTCGAGCGCGAGAAAGTCGAAAACTTTATCCGAGCCACTACGATGATGCCCGGGCGAATCATGTTACCGGATGACGCGAAACGAGATTCGCTTTATCGAGTGAATTTTAGTCGACCCGCGATGCCTTGGATCCAGCCACTACAAGAGGCGAAAGCATGGCAG